AGGGTATTATTTTTAATATATTCTAATTGGTTATTCTCAAATACATTATCTCCTGAACCTAAAAACTCACAATTTAACTCTTGGTTAATTTTTCTTTTATCGTATTTAAGTTTCTTAACCATTTTCTCATACCAAGTAGAACAAGGTTTGTATCCCTTTTTGAAATACGAATCTAGTTCGTCATAATCCCTATGGTATGGGTCAATATCTGCGAATGATATATGTTTACTATCATCATGTTCTTCTTTATTTAAAAGATATTTTACTAAATCCTCAGTTGGGACCAAATATAAATCTTTTGAATATCTTGGATCTCGGTACCAAAACATCTCAGAGATTTTGAAGTTATTCATTCCCTTTAATGCCTGATCATATATTTCATAATAAATCGGATCATAACCATTTGGTGTTGAAACCACAATTACCTTACCCCCTGTGGATAAGGACGCCATACAAGCCGCCCAAAAATCACTGTCCGCTTCGATAAACGCCGCCTCATCAAATACAAGGATTGTAGGTGTAAAACCACGCAAGGCATCTTTTGATGTTGCTACCGCTTTTACCTCAGACCCATTTGTTAATTTATAATGTTTTTGTGAATTTTTATCGTTAGAGAATCCTGCACCAACCCAACTTGGCCATTGATCCACAAAGGCTCGTATTTTATTAGCCATCTCCATAGACGTATCCAATTTGTTGGCGATAATAAGAATTTTCTCAGGTTGTGTTTTCTTCGCAAAGACTAATCTCTTTGAGATCCATGCACCTGTTACCGTTGATACACCCGCCTGACGATACTTTAATGCGATATTTTCCTCATAATCTTCATAATCTTTTAGTAATGATATCTGATCGGGAAATAACTCCAATGGGACATATTTTGAAACTGTGTTATCGTATGTTTGTAGATATGTTTTTAATGCGTATGGGGTATCTTTCATACACTTCACATATTCCAACATTACTTGTTCTTTAGTTAATCCCATAAAATTCTTTTTATATAAATATCAAAACCCCCAGTTATTTTCATAAAAGGGGGTTTAAAGTATTTTGTGATTGTATTAGAATCCTAATTTAGATAAGATATCATCATCTTCATCTTCATAATCTTCATCGTCATCATCACCTTTATATTTTTTATAATCTTCTTTTGCTTTAACTAAAAGTTCGTTGAATTTTCTTTTAACTTTTTCATTATCTCTTGGATCTTCAGAAACCACATTTGCCATAATTTCTTTTAAGAATTCTTCAGCAGGAACTGCGTAAAGTAATCTTTCAAAGAATGGTAGTAGATCTCTATTTTCAACATTTACAGTTAAGTCATCAGGTAAAAGGAATCTTAATTTTGTAATTAATTCACCCCCTACTCTAAATTGCATCTTTTCGTTTGAGAATACATCTGTTTGTCCCATTACATCTTGAGCCTTTCCTGGTTCCATATCTCTCCATTGTTCTCTTGTTGGGATTGCAGCAAACCCTTTAACTAACTCATGTAACAAAATAGGAAATATAACCCCATTTGCAATAACTAAGTCTTTATCCTCATCTTCACCATCTTCATCAACACCTGATGAACCAGCGGCGTTTCCTCCCATTTGATCAATTAAATCTTCTTCAGTAAAATACATTAAATCATTTGCCGACATAATTTTATTATACAGTGGGTACAAACGAGGGTCGATCTCATCTAATCTATCTTTATATGCTTGGAATGCGAATTGACCTTTTTTACCTTTACCTTGAATAATCGCATTAATAACGTTTCGTTTTTCAACCTCAAGTTGGAATTCTTCCTGTGGAGTTAATTCGTCAACGTCAAAAGAAAAATTATCTGGAAGTTCAAACTCAGGTTCTTCCTCTTTTTCCATTTGGAACTGATTAGGGTTAATTCTTTTTTCGTTCAAGTATACTTCAACATTAATAAATTCAAATTTGTATTTTGTGCCCGCACCTCTTGATTCTACTTTTTCAATTAAATCCTCATCTATCGCATCCTCTAAAGTTTTACTATATGGTAACCATCCTTCTTCTTTGGCTGAAATTTCTAATGCCAAATCTTTTAACTCATCTTTTTTATTCGCCTCAATTCTCATTGCCTCACCCACAGATCGAGATTGTTCTACTTGAATTCCGTATTTAACTCTTGGGTCAGTAATATTAATGGTTTTGTTAGGTCTACCTTGATCATCAACAATACCGTAATAACGTTTAACGTAATCCACAATATCCTTAAATCGTTTTGATGTCATTTTTTCCACATCAGATGTTCCACCTCTAAACGCCTTATTTTTACCATATAAATTTTTCTCAGTATCCTCAATATTACTTTGAGTTCTTGGGTGCATTCTTTCGGGGTAATCACCATAATCAACAGGTGCTTCGTTAATAACCTTATTAATTATACGTTGTATATATTTTTCTTTCATTTTTATTTAGTTAAAGCCTGTTTAATTAATCCGATAAAATCTTTTTTCATTTCATCCTTAGTTTTTCTTTGACCTCTTGGAGCTTCTTTTGTTCCTGGGTTAGGATTCTTAAATGGATTGTCTCTTCTTTTTGGTGGAGTTTTAATACCAGGTTCTTTTACAGGAGCCTCTTTTTCTTTAGTATTTTCTTCCATATTTTTTCTATAACCTCTTGGTTTCTCTTTTGTTCCGGGGTTAGGATTCTTAAATGGATTATCCTTTTCTTTACCTTTTTCTTTTGTTCTTTCTTTTGTTCTTTCTTTTTCTTTGGTATTTTCTTCCATTGTTCCCATAACTGGCATTCCCATTGTCGGTTTTTTCATACGTTTCATTTCAATTCCTGATTCATGTGAAAACATAGTATTTTTTAATGGGTTTTTCAATATCATAGATGATTCTTGTGATTTTTCGTTAATAGTACGAATTAAATCACCTTTACTCATTCTAGGGCTAATATTTTTTTCAATTAATCTTATAATACTTTCTTCTAAAAATTTCTCATCAGACTCATTTTTTTCTTTTTTCTCAGGTGTTGTTTCATAGTTAGTTTCTTTAGAAAATTCTTTTGCCCATTTACACCATTTTTTTTCTGTTTTTGTTTTACCATTACCACATCTTGAATAAAACAATCTTTGTTGTGATTTTGATTCAAATTTCTCAAAAATTCCCATACCATCTTCTGTGGCATCAGGATCGTTAACAACATCTAATGTTGCATCTTCTTCCATTTGACTTTTTGTTTGAACCATAACTTCTTTAGTTGATGGGTCTTGACTAATACTTAGGTTACCAATTTGACCACCCTTAGGTCCAACTTTATAAGTTTTATTATTTGGGACTTCGGTAACTTGTTCTTTATTTTCCTCTTTAGAAATTTTCTCAGATAGTACTCTTACCTGTGATTCATTTAATCTTGCAACGGTGTCAAATTTAAACCCGTGAGATAATAAATTTAAAACGTGATCTTTAGCTTTCATATACCACTTTTTTTTCGAATTCAAGAACGATATCTCGTTCATATAGTTTATCTTTTACGTCTTGTTCTGAATCACCAAATTTAAATACTAATCTTTTGACGATTGAGAAATCAACATTGTTATTCTCTTTTTCCCACCCTAACGCTAACACACCATCCATTGAGTCTATAACTGAAAAAACATCAGAGTCTTGTACCAACTCCAATGTTATCTCTCCGTTAGTTAAAACCCCAACTCGTTTAATATATTCAACATCGGGAGGAAGTGGGTAACCATTTGCTGGTTTTGATTCCCAATTTTCACCCCAAACCTCTAAAGTGTCTGAAAATATAAATTCATAAAGATTGTCTCCCTTATAATTGGGACCCATACCATTTATGTAAATTAAATTATTCATATAACTTCTCCGTTTGTTGTTATTCTAAATTCATTAATACCGTCTTTAAATACTAAATTTTTCTTAACGGTAGCACCAACTAAAATTGCTTTAGGATTATTTTCCATAAACTTCAAAGAAGATCTTTCTTGTTTTATAGTTTCTGATAATCTATAAACTTCTTTTTCGTTTATTTTTCTTAAAGTTTGTTGTTGTTTTTGTTCTTTTATTAATTTTTCATTTTTGTCAACTGCGAAATAGTTTGAAATGATTTTATCTACTTTAGACTCGGTGAAAAGATCTTCAAATGTTTCTTCATCATCATATCTTCTAATTTTTCCTCTTGACCCATGTTTTGGATAATTAAAATCATCCTCATATTCGTCATATTCTTCATCATCAAATTCATTCATTAAATTGTCTGACATTTTTGATGAGTATGCCGCCCCAAGATAATCATTAAATGCTCCTCCAAAGTTGTCATAACCTTCCCCTACTTCAGCTTCAGGTTCTGTAACTTCACCTTCCATTCCTTCACCTTCGGTATCCATTTCTTCACCTTCCATTCCTTCTTCATTATCAACTTCCTCTTCTTCACCCTCTAATCTTGAAATAATATCTTCAACATCATCCTCTTCTAAAGTTGTTAAATCAAGTGCCGATAAAATTGAATTAATAACATATTTTGTGTTATTAGAACTCATTTCTTCTTCACCAGAATATGTTCTGATTTTTTGAGCTAATTTACCTGTAAGTTTTTGAATTGTTTTGAATGTAACTTCTTCCTCGTTACCTCCCATATCTTCGTCAGACATTGGCTCTTCTTCAGGTGCAGGAACTTCTTCAGGTGCCGGTACTGCGTTTGGATCAGGTGCGGGTACTGCGTTTGGATCAGGTGCGGGTACTGCGTTTGGATCAGGTGCGGGTGCAGGTAACAACGCAGGATCACCTTGTTCTTCCATTGGTTGTGGTGTGACAGGTGTTGTTGGTGTTGTTGCAACAGGTGCAACGGCAGGAACCGCAGGAACTGCAGGAGTTACAGGTGCAACGGGAGCGACAGGTGCCGCAGTTGGTTCTGTCCCCACAACAGGTTCAGTAGGTGTAACTTCAGTTTTTTTAGATACAGGGATTACGTATTTAGTGTCCTTTTTTTTTTCGCCCTCTTGTTCGAAGAGAGAAGTACCACCGTCGTTACCATGTATTTGATTAAACTCTCTTGCCATCAAGTTCATTTTTTTCAATGCTTGAGAATAAGAAGAGTAATATTTCCTATTTTTCATAGGTGCGATATAATCAGAAACTGATTCAGAGATATTTTGTTTAATAATATAACCTTGTCTTTCTTTAATTATTTCATATGTTTTACCGTCAGCCAAAGACAATTTATATTCAGATGATTTGTCTTCATTTACTGGCGTTGGTATATTTTCATTGTATCTAGCAATTTCCATAATTCTACGGATTTTGTCCATACCTTCTAATTTTTCACTTCCAATAGGTTTTAATCCTCCCATAGTATATTTGTTTTTTAAAATATTATTTTTTCTATATAAATATAGCGATAAATAAGTTTATTTTGTTGATTTGTTAAATTATTGTTTCATGGATAATTTGTCGTCTATTATTTTAGATGACAAATCATGGAGTTTTTCTATATAACCATTTCTTCTTAAAATTTTAAAGACCAAGTTTTCTGTTGAGAACTCTCCATTTTTTTCTAATCCACAAGTTCTATATTTTTTTAATTTGTCCTTATATTTTTGAATCATTTCTTTGGCGGTCTCAATATCATCGTCTTGGATTGAATCTATTAACTCATCAATAACATTCATCCATTGTTTTGATTTTTGATTTAACAACTCTTTATCTATTGAAACGTCTTCTTTTTTTGGTTCATTTGACCACTCATCAAACAATACAGAATAAACACCACTACTAAAGTGTGTTTCGGATTCATTCTGAACATATAGTTCAACTTCATAATTAAAAATTGTAATGTCGTGTTTTTGATTGAATAACATTTTCTTTAAATTAAAAAGTTTTTCATAAAGTTCTATTTGATTCTCAGGATACTGATTAAAGTCCGCAACAATATGTAAATCGAAGTCAGAATATTTTGACCAATTGTAATTAGATAATGACCCTGTAAGGATAATATCCGTTACAACAATATCAACACCCAAAAAATCTATAAATTGGTACGCAATCTCAAGTAATCTATCTCTAACCTGAGATTTCATTTTAAATTCATTACCATCTTTTTCCCAAACTTTTGGGTTAAGATCATCTTGTATTTTAAAACTTTTAATTAATTCACTATCCATTATATATAAATACAACGTTATTATAAATTAACCTAATTTCTTAAACTTGTATTTTTTAGATATTTGTAAATTAAAGTAATTACCCTGAGATGGAGCGGTTCTAAATTCAGTGTATGATTGGTGAGGTACATTATCATATTCATACTTAATACCATTTTTAAATTCCACAATTAATTTTTTTGTTGCGGTATCATATTCACTTCTTACAACATTAGACGATTGAACCTCGTTCAATATTTTTGTACCTACGTATTCTTCTTTTAAGATTGCCATAATATTTTTATTTTAAATATATTTCTATAAAATAAAAAATACACACTTTTAGTTTTTTTTGGTTAATGTATGACAAATTGTCAGTTAATATATTTTTAGTGTGACAATTTGTCAAAAGGTATACTTTTTAATATTGGTTTACTATTTTTTAATAAAACAAAAAGATATGATTGAATTTATGGACGAAGGTTCTAAGTCTAATAAGAAAACTGATGGGGGAACACCAGTGTTAGACAACTTTAGTAAGGATTTAAATAAATTGGCAAGTGAAGGAAAATTAGATCCTGTCATTGGTCGTGAAAAAGAAATTTTTAGAATTGCCCAAGTATTATCTCGTAGAAAGAAAAATAACCCAATAATCATTGGTGAACCAGGTGCTGGTAAAACTGCGATTGTTGAGGGTCTTGCAATGATGATACATAATGGGGAGTGTCCTAAAAATTTGTCAGACAAAAGGATTGTATCTTTAGATATTAACTCTATAGTTGCGGGCACAAAATATAGAGGTCAATTTGAGGAAAGAATGAAGATCATCATTGAGGAACTTCAAACATCACCAAATATCATTATTTTTATTGATGAGATTCACACAATGGTTGGTGCGGGTAATAGTTCAGGTTCATTAGATGCGTCTAACATATTCAAACCGGCATTATCTCGTGGTGAAATACAATGTATTGGGGCAACAACTTTAGATGAATATCGTAGACATTTTGAAAAGGATGGTGCGTTAGAAAGAAGATTTCAAAAGATAGTTGTAGATCCTTCAACAAAGGAAGAAACATTCCAAATCCTTAAACAAAGTAAGGGTAAGTACGAGGAACACCACAAAGTTTTTTACACCGATGAGGCTTTGTTATTATGTGTGGAATTGGCAGATCGTTATATTACAGATCGTGAATTCCCTGATAAAGCGTTTGATATTTTAGATGAGGTTGGGTCAAGAATGCAAATTGATATTAAACTTCCTGAAATTATTGAGAAATTAAAACAGGAAGCTCATGATATTAAAAAAGAAAAAGTGGATGTCATTAAAAAACAAAACTATGAGCAAGCGGCTGAATTACGTGATAAAGAACGTAGAATATTGACTGAGTTGGAAAGTGAAAATAAAAAATTTGACGATGAACTTAAAACAAGTAAACGTGGTATTCCAGAAGATATAATTTATGAGGTAGTTTCAAATATGACTAAAATACCTGTAAGTAAAATTAATATTGATGAGAAAAACTCTTTAGTTAATTTGGAATCAACATTAAATACTAATGTTATTGGTCAAGAAGATGCGGTTGGTAAGATTTCTAAATCAATTAGACGAAATCGTGTTGGGATTAAGGATCCTAATAGACCAATAGGTTCATTTATCTTCTTAGGGTCCACAGGTGTTGGTAAAACATTCTTGGCAAAACAATTGGCTAAAGAAATTTTTGGAAGTGCGGATAGTCTTATCCGTGTGGATATGTCTGAATACCAAGAGAAACACACAATTTCAAGATTGATTGGATCCCCTCCAGGATACGTAGGTCACGAAGAAGGTGGTCAACTTACAGAACAAGTTAAAAACAAACCATATTGTGTTATTTTATTTGATGAAATCGAAAAGGCAAATAAAGACATATTCTCAACATTACTACAAATGTTAGATGACGGACATTTAACTGATGGGTTAGGAAGAAAGATTAATTTTAAGAATTGTTTGATCATCATGACTTCTAATATTGGGGTTAAAAAATTACAGGATTTTGGTACAGGAATGGGTTTCAAATCAAGTAACTCAAGTGATGTTGTTCAGGAAGAACAAAAAAGAGATATTCTTAAAAAAGAACTTAGTAAATTTTTCGCACCTGAATTCTTAAATAGAATTGATGATGTTGTTATTTTTAACTCCTTGAATAAAGAAAACATCGATAAAATTGTTAAGTTGGAAATTGATATTTTAGTTAAAAGATTACATTCTATGAAATATTATTTCAC